CACGATGCGTAGACGCGCTAGTGCAGTCAGTCACGCTTTGCAGTTATATTACTGACATTTGCGCGAGCCACGGTAGTGGCATTCTTGATCGGTTGGCGCAGCATGGGTTTGAGCATCTCAGGGGAATGGAGGACGCTTTTGGGCCTTACCCCGGAGGAAACTGGATCGTAACCAACCCGCCGTATGACCGGAAGATCGTAGATTCGTTTGTTTCACGCGCTCTCGACCTTATCAAAAACAGAAAAGCCTACGGCGCGTGTTTTCTTATGCGCGCGAATTGGGATTTAGCATCTTCCCGCGCAAAATTTTTTGATAATCCAATGTATTATGGCCAAGTGCGCATGAGGTTTCGGCCTTGGTGGTCAGAGGAACGCAAGGCGCAGCCAATCCATAACTACGTGTGGCACGTATGGCAGCACCAGACCAGAGGCAAAGAAGGGCCGAGGATCATGTATTGGCCGAAGGGATAATTCAACCCGTTGCCAAACTCCCTATAGGCGGCATACCTTCCCGCTACCAGCCGCCTTATAGGAGACTTCAGTGGCAACAATTCGTCTGACCAAATCCGAGAAGCGCCAGACCCGCAAAGCCACAAAGACCACCAAAACCCAAGCGCCTGAATTTAGCCTCGCCCCTCTTTCTCCTAAAAACACAGCACAAGCAAAATACCTCTCTGCCATCCAGAAGCACCAGCAAGTCTTTGCCCTAGGCCCCGCAGGCGCAGGCAAGACGTATTTGGCGACGCACTATGCGGTGCAAGAGATCATGGCAGAGCGGTGCAAGAAGTTCATTGTGGCGCGGCCCATGATTTCTTCTGACCGCAGCGAGAATATTGGATTCCTCCCTGGCGACCTCAATATGAAGTTTACGCCATGGGCCATCCCTATTCTTGACGTGATTGAAAAGCTCGTTGGCAAAGTGCGCGCCCAAGAGTGGCTTCGCAAGGGCACCATTGAGTTCGCCCCTTTCCAATTCATGCGGGGCCGCACGTTTGATGGCGGTGCCATTGTGCTGCTTGACGAAGCACAGAATTGCACCAAGGAACAGTTGCGGCTTTTCGTCACACGCCTTGGCGAGTGCAAGGTTATCATCTCAGGCGATCCACAGCAAAGCGACATTCGTGACTCTGGCCTAACCTACGTAGTTGCTTTGGCAAAGCGGTATCAAATTGGCGCCGAGATTTGCCGCTTTTCCAGCCGCGATATCGTCCGCAGCCGTCTCTGCCAAGCCTGGGTTGAGGCATTTGACAGCGAAAACGATTTTGATGTTGACATGAAAAAGCAAAGCGAGCATAGGAAGGGTTCTATCCTCTACGTGCGGCCACCTTTGGATTTTTCCTCTGAACGGTTTGATGCAGATTAAGATTTTTCAGCCGCGCCATGTAAGCCATGGCGCGGCATAACAAACCACCGCCAGATATCGGTTTTTGGTCTGAGCGAGACTTGAGGCAGGCACGGGATTGGAAAGCCGCTGGCTTCTCTATTCCTGAGATTGCTAACGCCTTGGGCCGCGACGTAACCCATGTCCAGATAAAATGGGACATGGACGCTTTTTCTTTAGAAATACGACCTAAAGTTAAAAAGAACTGCTTGTCATGCTTCCAAGTGTTTGATAGTGAAGGAGCGCACAATCGCATCTGCGAGAAATGCAGGCTCAAGCAATCAACAAGCGCATCCGTGATCGGAGAGTATGGAACATGAAACTAGCCTTCAAGACCTGGATTGACATTGGTGAACGTCGCCGTGCTATAGCACCATTGATGTGGAAAACCTACCCTATGTCTCCGTTCACGGTAGGCGAAGCATATGACTTGGCTGTGGCAGGAAAAATCATTATGATGCACCGGCACGAGCCAAACCGTGTCGTGATGCAGATTTGGGTGCCAGCGCCCATTGACAAGAAGATTTACGGGTAGGGGTTCTCATGCAGTTACCGACAATCAAGTTGCGCAATAAAGCAACAGGTAAAGTTAAGATCGTCAACCAGACCAAGTACGCAGATAATCTTGGCGCTTGGACGGGTTGGGAGATTGTCTCCATGCGGGGTGGTTCCGCGCCAGATTCCTTTGTTGCGATGGAGCGGGAACAGGAGCGCATTGAAGAAGCCCGCAAGCGTAAACCAAGTTCCCCTGCTTATGCTGATCCGCAACGGGCTTTCGAGGCGCGCTCTGGGCTGGAAATTACGACCTATGATCCTGATGAGCGTGAGATTACTACGGCGGTAGGCGCTCCTTCTGCTGAACCAGAACAAGAAATCGAAGAGCGCGAAGTCCCTGTCATTGGCGGTGCGCAAGTTGTGAAGGTCAAGGGGCGTCCTGGCCGCAAGCCTAAGACATTTGGGGATGAAGTGCTATGAACCGTCTTGTCTCTGTTGATGCTTACGAATTGAATGCTCTTTGTTCAGAAGCGCATAAGCATATGGAGTTACGTGACCTAGTATCAAGGGTCCGTAGTAGCGTCGTGGCGCTTGAAGTCGCAATTGAAGAACAGGAGCAGGACCAAATCCAAGAAGAGGTGTCAAATGAACCTCTCGAAGTAGAAGTAACCGAATTGGAAGATTCTTTCCAAAACCACTAACGCCAGAGGCGGAATATGAAGTATTTAGCGGTTACGTCTTTTAGCCAAGAAGGCTATGAGGCGTATGGTAGGAATATGATTGAGTCTTTTTTGGCCAATCCTATTCCAGAAGCCGAGTTGTGGGTTTTCTCCGACAGCGGACTTCTCCACGACACAACAGAAACCCCACTCGTGAAGTTCTTTTCTTTGGCGGAGGAAACCCCTTCCCTTGACGAGTTCAAGGATCGCCATCGGTCCCCCGTCTGCCACGGCAAGTTTGGGCGTTTTTACGACTACCGATTCGACGCGGTGAAGTTTTCCCACAAGCCGGCTGCGATTGCCGCAGCTATGGCGATTGCGGGTCTTCTACCAGAAGAAGAACAACCTGACGTGTTGATGTGGTTTGATGGAGATACCGTATTCCGAAAGCCACTTAACCACGCTTTCTTGGTCGATAAGTTCCCCTTGTGGGCACAGATTGGCCACTTCCCGCGCAACGGCAATCACACTGAAGCGGGTATTCTCATGTTCCGCTTCAAGCATGAAAATACAAAATCGCTTTTGCGTATCTTCTGGCAAGTCTACGTGGACGATCAGGTATTTCGCCTTCCCGCTTGGACCGATTGCCATGTCCTAGACACGCTGATTGCTGGCGCTGTGAAGGATGGCATCGCCCGCGCTGTCAATCTTGGCGACGACCTATCTTTTGGTACCAGCCATCCTATCGTCAACTCGGATTGGCGCGGGTATATTGACCACCTGAAGGGCGCTCGCAAGCAGGCAGGTCAATCTTATGAATCGGACATCGTGGTAGCAGCATAATGACAAACATCAAGCAGGTGGCGGGGATTTGGCTCCCCGCTACAGAAGAACACCTGTTGCCTTTCCTTCTCTCATCTTCACGTCAAAACCAAAGCGGCATGGGAAGTTACCAACTTCACACCCTCGCTGCTTTTGTTGACCATGTGCCCTTGGACCGCAGGCGCCTTGTCCTTGACGTAGGCGGGAATGTCGGGCTGTGGTCGATGCACTTCAGCCGCGTCTTCGATAGGGTTGTGGCGTATGAACCTATCCCTGTTAACCAAGACTGCTTCATGCGCAATACGATTGAACATCCGACGCGCCCAACGCCAAACGTAGAGTTGCGCCGTGTGGCGCTTGGCGCGGAGGCGGGCGAGGTTACTTTGGAGTGCGAACCCCATGTGACTTCAGGGACGCATGTAGCGCCGCAGGATGCGTCCAAGATGAAAGAAGGGGCTATGATGTTCACATCACCCCTCACCACAATTGACGCGGAGCGGTATGAGTTTGTAGACGCGATCAAGATTGATGTGGAAGGCTTCGAATACCCAGTCATCAAGGGCGCTGAAGAAACAATCCGTCGCTGTAAACCTATTATCTGTGTTGAGCAGAAGCCCTGGTCTATTTTTGAATGGGGTCAGTATGACGCAGTGAAGTTGCTGACAGAGTGGGGCGCTAAGCCACTTCAGCGCGTTGTCGATGACTTTATCATGGGGTGGGAATAATGATGCCCACCATCTATATGGGTTACGACAGTCGAGAAGTCGAAGCCTATAACGTCGCTGAGTTTAGCCTGAAGCGGCGCGCTTCAAAGCCAGTCAACATCGTGCCTCTCAAGATTGATGAGTTGCGCGATAAAGGAATGATTTGGCGCAAGACCGAGATGCGCGACGGTAAGTTGTGGGATGTTATTTCCGAGGCGCCACAAGCGACTGAATTTGCAATCACTCGGTTTCTTACGCCTATTCTGCACAGGGCAAAGTATGGCTACGCTGGGTGGGCAATTTTTGTTGACTGCGACGTTCTTTTCTTGGATGATGTTGTAAAGTTGTTTGACTTGCTCGAAAGCAAGTATGCTTTGATGTGCGTCAAGCATAATTATACACCATCCACTATGTTGAAAATGGATGGGCAGATTCAGACGTTTTATAATTTCAAGAATTGGTCGTCTGTTATGGCGTTCAACTGCAATCACTTCGCTAATGACTGCCTTGACCTTTCTCACATCAACTCCGTGCCTGGGCGTGACTTGCATCGTTTTGATTGGCTCAAAGACCCAGACAAGCAAATCGGTGCTTTGCCGCCAGAATGGAACGCCCTTATTGGCGAGCCGGGATACGACATTCAGACCGCCAAGATTGCTCACTATACGCTAGGTGGGCCTTGGATGGGTAATTCTATTTCGCCTGAAGCGGATGCTGTCTGGCTCGCGGAACGGGACGCCTTTGTAAAGTCTGGCGGGAATTGATATAACCTTGAATCTTCGGATGGGGTGAAAGTCATGGCTCTTGTTCTTGAAGATGGTTCAGGTAAAACCAATTCACAGACATACGTTCTAGGTGCGGACGTTGCAGCCTACGCCCGTCTTTATGGCCTTGCTCCTCCGGTATCCGCTGACGCCGATATCATGAAGGCAATGCGATACCTTGAAGGCGCTTACTACACTCGTTGGATCGGATTGAAAAAGACTGAGGAGCAGGCGCTTTCTTGGCCTCGTGCTTACGCCGTTCGTCGTGACGGCTGGACGGTTGAAGAAAGCGAGATTCCCAAGGAGGTCAAAGACGCAGTATGCGCTTTGGCGCTGCGGTCACGTAATGGCGAAAACCTTATCCCTGACCTAACGCGAAGTGATTCTGTTCTTGAAGAACAGATTGGCCCAATCCGTGTGAAGTATGATCCGAAAGCACGTTCTCTACCATTGTTCAGGGATATTGAGTTTATCCTGAAGCCTATCTGTCAACCCCTTGGATTTCCACAGATCGTCAGAACATGAGTTCTAATCTCTTTGAACGGCTCCGCGATGGTTCAGGCTTGCTGCTGTTGCAGAAGTATGGTGAGGTCTTTCGCCTAACCAAGCGTGGCGACCAAGTGTTCAACCCGGAAACGGGCACGGTGGCGGCCAGCACAGCCACGCAAGATGTGCGGGGCAAAGCCTTCTCCCGTGACAGCGCGTTTGACGATCCTGAATTGGCTGAGACGGCTGAGACAGAAATCTATCTGACCGCAAGCGGCCTGACCTTCGCACCTAAACCCGGTATGACGATTGGCGCTCCGGTCACGACAACAGAGCCCTATAAAATCACAAGAGTGCAGCCGATCCCTGAAAGCGGCACGGTTGTCATGTATCGCATTGTGGCACGGCGATGACATTCACTGAGCAAGTCGCCGCTTTTTCTCAAAGGACGGAACGCCGACTTGCTCGCACGGTGTCTGGCGCTGCAACAAAACTCGCTACCAATATCGTCAAGACTACTCCAATTGACCTACCTTTTGGTATGCACGATCCAAATAGCATAGGGCGCGCTAGAGGTGGATGGGTTGCCGGTTTTGATTCTAATTTAACGTCTAACGACACGGGGCTTGACCCGAACGGAGCAAGAACTATCTCCGTTGCTTCGCAAATATATGCCGTATATTCTCCGCGTGTCCACACGACACTCTATCTCGTCAATACCGTAGGGTATATTGGGAAACTAGAATTTGGCGGGTATAAATTTGCAGATGATAGGCGGGTAAAGACGCTCCCCACCGGCTTTTCTTTCCAAGCGCCTTACGGCATGATGCGCATCAACGCTAAGACGTGGCCCGCCCTTGTCTCCAATGCCGCGCGTATGGCGAGGACGGTCAGATGAGTTTGAAGGCTATCAGAAACGCCTTGAACGCAAGGCTGAATACACTGCCTTCGCTACCGAACGTGGCGTGGGAGAACATCGCCTTTACGCCTAAGACTACGGAAACGCATTTGCGGGTCAACTTCTTGCCCGCGCCAACGCGCCCTGCTGCAAACCACAAGAGCGCCATGGACTTCGAGAGTGGCATCTATCAGATAGATGTCTATTCGCCTCAAGACCAAGGGCCAAACCCTGCTTCGGATGTGGCTGAGAGCATCAGGCAGCATTTTTCACGGGGCAGCACTCTTGTGAACAGTGGTATCACTGTGAATGTTGAGGCGACGCCAAGCATGACATCGAACGACCGTGAAGGCGGTTTTTGGCGGGTGCGCTTGACTGTCCCGTGGTTCGCCTACGTTCCGACTTCTTAACGCATTGACTTGCGCCAAAACATTCAATTATACGTGGAGCCGTATAAGTTTTTTAGCGGCAACGCATTTTTTGCCGCCCTAAGTTCTTAGGAGAACAACATGAGCGGTTCAATTGCAGCGGGCTCGCTTACTGAAATCGGGTATGTTGCCGAAATTGTTTTTGGCTCCACTCCGGTTAGCTCTGCTTTTCAGCGCATCCGTGACGTAAGTTTTTCAGTCAATCTTCAGAAGGAAGCCTACCAGTCTGAGGAGCGTCGCTCTGACCGTATGCGCCAGGATATCCGCCATGGGTATCGCTCGGTAACTGGCGATATTGTGGGCGAACTTTCGCAGCAGTCTTGGGATGACTTTATCCAGGCAATTATGGGCGGCACCTGGGCTTCTGGCGCTTCAGTCAACTTTACCAGTGTCGCCTCTAACTCCGCTACAAACCGCATCACTTGCGGCTCTGCAAACTTCCCAACCAACGGTGTGCGTGTCGGTGATGTGTTCTCTGTCAGTGCAACTCCCGCCGTTGCTGGTTTGACTGATCGCTTCTTCACAGCCCTAAGTGTTGGTGTTTCAACCATTGAAGTGGAACCCGGCACTATCGGAACGACCGCAACCGCTTCCGCCGTTATTCGTGTTGTAGGGCAGAAGGTGGAAATTGGGACCACCTATCGTTCTTTCACTATCGAGCGTTGGCTGACCGACCGCAGCCTCTATCAGCAGTTCAAGGGTGTGCGCTTCAACCAGATGACCATTTCGGTCCCTGCTTCGGGCCTAGTTGGCGTGACCTTTGGCGTCATTGGCCAGGATGGCACCAGCTTTGGGTCGTCCGTTGCTTCTTCTTACACCGCAGCGCCGCAGACCACTCCGTTTGCCGCCGTGAACGGTGAACTTTACGAAGGTGGCAGCGTGCTTGGCCTCGTGACCGCTGCGGAAATCACGGTCAACAACAATATGGCCGGGCCGCAGGTTGTCGGCACCAATCTCACGCCTGACCTTCTGTTCGGTCGTTTTGCTGACGTGACGGGGACAATCACCATCCTCTTCACCAACGCCACGATGCACAACAAGTTCGTGTCTGAGACTGAAAGCACGCTGATTCTGCGTTTGCAGAATAAGGACGCGCTTGATAGCACAACTGAGTTTGTCAACCTGATCCTGCCGCGCATCAAGTATAGTGGCGGCGACGTTGACGATAGCCCGGACACCGGCATCACTGTGACCATGCCTTTCGTAGCCCTTAAGCCCCTTACGGCAAATACGGCGCAGGGCACATCCTCTATTGCCATCCAGCGAGGCAACGGATAAGCCTCAATCGTATTTTGAGAAAATAAGAGGCGCCGAAAGGCGCCTCTTTTTTTGACTTGACTTCACGAAGTTCTTTAGCCAAAACAACCAAACACCCTTGATGACCCAGGAGGTCTTGCTACTCATGTCCCTTGACGCCCTCGCCGTCGATATCTCCAACGCCGTCCCCGTCATTCTACTACACCCAAAGACTCGCCAGCCTTTGCGCGATGCAGATGGCAAGGAAGCCTTTATCTCTGTTGTCAGCTTAGACAGCCCTGAAGTGCAGCGGGTACAGAAGGCGGCACTCAACAAGCGCCTCAAGATGCGCGGGCGCGTCACCATGACGGCTGACGAACTAGAAGCTGAACGGGCTGAGGCGCTGGTTGCGGCCACGAAGGACTGGTATCTGATCGGGCTTGACGGCACTCCGCTGAACGTGCCGCTATCTGATACCGCTGCGCGTACTGTCTATACCGACCTGCGTTTCTCGTGGATCAAGGAGCAGGTTAGCGAGGCGCTTGACGACCGCGCCACGTTTCTTTGAAGATAGCCTAGACCTTCTCAAAGACC